ATGAAACAGACGGATGTAACGGTTACGTTCTACCTCAAAAAGAGCGAAATGAATGACGAGGGACATTGCCCGGTCATGGCGAAACTTGTTGTCGGCAAATTTTCAGAAGCGGCTTTTAGTGCGAAAATGTCCGTACCCGCTGCACTGTGGGCATCCGGACGTGCCACGGGTAAAAGTAACGCCGCGCGGGAAATCAACCGGCAACTGGACGATTTGCGAGCTTCAGCCATTTCCATTTATGACGAACTGTCAGCCACCCGTGAGAATGTAACGGCTGAAGAAATAAGGAATCTGTTGTTGGGGACGGCTTTCGGGCAGGAAACCCTGTTGGGTTATTTCCGGACGTTCATCGAACATTTCGAAAAACGTGTCGGCGTGAACCGGGAAAAGGGAACAGCGCAATCTTACCGCTATGCTTGTAACTGTGTGGCCGCTTTCATCCAGGAGAAATACAAGTTGTCGGATGTTCCTTTCACGGCCCTGAACCGTTCATTCATCGACAACTATGACCTCTACCTACGCACGGAGCGCCGCTTTGCCCTGGGAACTATCGTGTTGCTTGTCACACGGTTGAACACGATTGTCGGGGAAGCCATCGCGGAAGGGATTATCACTGCCGACCCGTTCGCGGGTTATGAAGCCGAACATCCCGAGCGGGAACAGAAATACCTTACCGCAGCGGAGTTACAACGGCTGATGACCACACCCCTGCACGACCCGAAACTCTACCATATCCGCGACCTGTTCCTCTTCTCCTGCTACACGGGTATCCCTTACGGGGACATGTGCCGCCTGACGACGGAGGATCTGGAAGTGGCCGAGGACGGTGAGGTATGGATCAAGACCGCCCGCAAGAAGACGAAAATCGACTATGAAGTGCCATTGCTCGACATACCGTTGCTCATCCTCGACAAGTACCGGGATATGGCCCCGGAAGGAAAACTGCTGCCGATGTACAGCAACAACGAACTCAACCGGACACTGAAACGTATTGCCGCCATTTGCGGAATTGAACGGAAGCTCGTCTTTCACTGCGGACGCCATACCTACGCCACCGAGATCACGCTTTCGCATGGTGTCCCGCTTGAAACCGTCAGTAAAATGCTGGGGCATAGCCGCATTTCCACGACGCAGATTTACGCCAAAGTGACCGATGACAAGATCGACATGGATACCCGGTCTTTAGAGGAAAAGATTGCCGGCCGCTTCTCCGTAGCTATTTAATCTATCATTGACAATCAAATTCACAACGATTATGGAAACGAATAATAAAGAGATAAAACGTCGCAGCACGTTCTCCCTGCTGTTCTACATCAACCGCACGAAAGTCCGCAAGGACGGAACATGTAAATTGTTATGCAAGGTAAGCATCGACGCCAAGTCGGCCCCGATCAATATCAACGCGTTTGTCGATCCATCGCTTTGGAATCCGGAAACCAAAAGGGCGAACGGACGAAGCGAGAACGCCCGAACGGTAAACCTGGCAATAGAGAAACTGACCGAAAAAATCACCGGGCATTACCGTCATATTCGTAAAAGCCTCGGTTTCGTGACGGCCGAGCTGGTCAAAAACGCCGTGGAAGGAATCGGGCAGAAACCGTTCACCCTCCTTGCCTTGTTCCGCGAGCATAACGAGGAGTTCCGCAAGCGTGTCGGCGTGGATCGCAAGGAAGAAACCTATGAAAGTTACGAGAACTCCTATAATATTTTAGCCTCCTTCGTGAAAAAAAGGAAGGAAAAGGAGGATGTAGCGTTGCGGAGCCTTGACCGGGAGTTCTACGATGATTTTGAAATATTCCTACGTACAGATCGTGAAATGAAACCCAAGACAGTACACGAGCATCTTTACCGGTTGAAGAAAATGACCAAGCGGGCTGTCAGTCAGGGTACACTCCGGCGCGACCCTTACGGGAAGCTGCACCCGGAACTGCCCCGGCGCAAGAGCCGCCATTTGAAACTCGAAGACCTCAAAAAGCTGATGGAAACTCCCGTCGATAAACCCAACCTCCAGCGGGTGCGGGACTGGTTTCTCTTCGCTACCTTCACGGGGTTGTCCTACGCCGACCTGAAACGCTTGTCCGAAAAAGACATCACGCAGTCGGACGACGGAACGTACTGGATACACATCCGGCGCCAGAAGACCGAAACGCCCTCGGCCATCCGCCTGCTGAACGTGCCGTTGCAGATCATCGAGAAATACCGCCACGAGCGTAAAAGCGACAGGATTTTCAACCTCTATTGCCGGGGGTATCTCATCAAGCTCACCAGAGAACTGGGACGGACATACGGCTTCGACATGACCTTTCACAAGGCGAGGCACAATTTCGGGACACATATCACGCTCTCGTTGGGTGTGCCTATCGAAACTGTCAGCCGCATGATGGGACACAAGAGCATTTCCACCACGCAGATTTACGCCAAAGTGACCGACCGCAAGGTGGACGAGGACATGAAACGGCTGAAAGAACAGACCAAAGGCCGGAAAATAAATCTCTACGAGGAGGACGAACCGGAAACGGCAGATATTATAACGGTAAACGGTTGAACAGTATAACAAAAATTGATAAATTTGTATGACTATGACGACAAGAGAACCTATCAGCATTGAAAACGGGCGGGTGGAAATCCACGCGCCGGAGAACCGTGTATGGCTCACGCGCCACCAGATTGCCGACCTGTTCGGAGTCTTCGTTCCTGCCGTGGGGAGCAACATCCGCTCCATACTCAAAAGCGGCATACTCTGTGAGGAGAGGGTTTACCGCCGGGAGCGCAACCGTGACGGCGGTATTGTCGAGCTGTATTCGCTCGAAATGATCGCCGCGCTGGCTTTCCGCTTAAAATCCGGGAATGCCGAAGCCTTCCGACGGTGGCTTGTCCGAAGGGCCACGACGACCGCTGTCGTCTGGCAGCTCCCCGGCATGAACACGATATTGAACTGAAAAAGAAGAACGGCCAACGTTTTGGCCGTTCTTCTTTTATACCCATTCCTGTCCCCCGATACATTTCTTCCGGGAATCTTCCAGGAACTTCTGTATCTCGGATTCCATGTATAGTACCTTGCCCTGAATCAAATAATAGGGAATGATCCGCGCCGTGCGGTATTCCTGCAATGTACGCCTGCTGATTTTCAGCAGCCGGGACAATTCCTCGTCGGTGACGAACCGCTCTCCCTTGAGTGTCCGGCCTCCGGAGGATTCCAGTTTATCCAGTGCCTTGCCGGCCTTTTCCAAGCGCCGGAAGAGATCCGCCACACGCGGATCGTGCTTGTCGATGAAATAATGGCTCATAACGCGGCGGTATTAGGATAGTGCGACGATTGCAGCAGTTTCCCGACATCTTCCGGTTTGTAGAAGATTTTGTGACGGATGCGGCTGAAAGGCAGCAACCCTTTCTCCCGGTAGGTTTGCAGGGTACGTTTCGATATACCCAGCACGTCACAGACATCCTGGTTGTCCAGCCATTTTTTCAAACTCACGTCCTCTTGCCTGCGGCATAACGCCTCGGCTTTTCTTTCAATGGCTTCCACGTGCCCTGCCAGCGCGTCGAAAGCCTTCACGTCCATACTTATTATTTCCATGTTCTGTTTCATTTTTTGTTTCCCGGATGCCCAAAAGTACACAAATGAACAGTATCTTGTTATCAGCCAGTGGTATATGGACGTATCCGTCTTAAAAGTGGCAGCGAGTGGCGCCACGTCCGGCGGAAACGATCCTCCGCCGATACGGGATCGGCACGTTCCGATACGCCAATCGCCCGTGAAAGGAAATGTTCGCGGGCGATTTATCATTCCATGCAGGGTGAGCCGTGAACCGACTTTCGCGAGCGTTCACGGCATATCGTTTTCTCCCCGTTTCTCTCCCATAACCTTTTCCTCTCTTTTTTTTCATGCCGCGGAGCGCGGTATGGAAATCTGTTGTCAGTAGCAAAGGTAGTTATGGGGCTCACGCTGCTGCAAGATCGGGCCGCGGGGCGGTTTGCCGCAAAATCTTCCTCTTTCCCTGCGGGCGAGCGTATTTTCCGACAAAATCTTGCAGCAGCTATCCCCGACACCTTTTGATGCTACCGAAACAGATTCCATCCATACCGGCTCCGCTACGGCATAAAAAAAAAGTCAAAGGTTATGAGAAACGAAGAGAAAAATAAATGGAAACAGAAATCCTCCAACCTTCCACTTGGCATAAAGGCAAAGGTCGGGTTGGCGGTAAAGGTCGGGGCGGTGGCTTTGGGCTTCCACGTGTGGGGTATCGACTTTATTTGGGTCGTTTTGGGCTTCACGTTCTGTTATGACATCCTGCGGGGCATTTTCTCCTGCCTTGTTTCTCTCGTGGCTCTAACCGGCTTTTTCTATTTCCTATTCACTCACATCTTCTAAATTTTTACAGGTATGACAAAGTACATTTCATTATTCGGAGCGACTACCACGGACACGCAGGTGCAGGTAGTCAAGGAAAACCAGGTAATCATCGGTATCGGTGCGGGTGCGAGCAGAAAGCGTTACGTCGTTTACAAGGTGGAACACACCGCCCGTGGCTACGTGTACCACATGGTCGATACCGAAACAAAGGAAATCAGCCAAACGGACATTTTGCGACCCCTCTCGCAAACATTCGGTATCGGCAGGTACTACGACGACGTGAACCCCGAGTTCATGGACGCTTTCGAGGTGGCTTTGCTCGTGAGGCAGGCGGAAGAGCAAGCCACGGCGCAGGCCATCGCCGCCGCCAAAGAGAAAGCCGAGCATGACCGCATAGCGGAAATAGGAGCGCAGAGGTTACGCCGCATCATGCCCGAAGGGGTGCAGGGCGTAATCATCGCCGAACTCAACGAAACGGAATACACTGACCCCTCTTACGAGTGTTCGACCACCCGAAGCGTGCGTACCGTCATTCTCGGCTTTTCGGCCACCTCCCGCAACGGCTTCGGGGAGTTGAGAAAGGCGGCGGCCAATTTCCCGCAAACGGCGCACCTCTCCGAATACGACCCCAAGAACGAACACCGCTATCCCGTTTTCACGCTCGGCAAAAGTCCGAAATACGGGTGGAGTGTCTGCAAACTGACCCACTACACCCGTGAAGGGTACATCGACAGGCTGGCATATATCGCAGGAAACGAGGAGAATATATGTCTGCCCGAGCCGAAAGACGAAAAACGGGCGGAACGCACTGAAACGAGCGTGCAAGGCGGGTTTATCATCGTGGACTATTCCGAGAAGGCGATAGCCGTATTCGGGGACACCAAGCCCGTCAAGGACGCCCTTCACGCACTCGGGGGACGCTTCAACGCACGGCTGACGCATGACGGGCAGAAGAAAGCGGGATGGATTTTCCAAAAGACCAAAGAGGACGAGGTGCGACGGCTTCTCGGAAAGGACGAATAAATGTTGAACACGGGGTGGCTCGCCGCCCCACAATACCAAAAAATCATGGCACAAGGAACAGATTATTTCAAACTGACGATACAGAACTATCTCGACGCACGGGCACGGGAGGACGAACTTTTCGCACCCCGATACGCCAACCCGAAAAAGAACATTGACGATTGCTGCACTTTCATCATCAACCAAGTACGGCAGAGCGGTTGCAACGGGTTTGCCGACGAGGAAATATACTCTATGGCACTCCACTATTACGACGAGGAGGACATCGACATCGGCAAACCCGTCAGTTGCAAGGTAGTGGTCAATCACACCGTCGAACTGACCGAGGAGGAAAAAGCCGAGGCACGGCGGAACGCCATACGGAAGGCCGAGAGCGAAGCCTACGCCAAGTTGGCGAAAGCCAAGTCCAAACCCAAGAAAATCGAAGATAACAAACTAATGCCCAGTCTATTTTAGTTATGAAACCGAGAACAAAATTCCAACAGAACGTCGTGGCGGCAAGCAAACACCTGCCGCCGCTTACCCCCGCACAAATCGAATGGGGGTACAAGAACTGCATCGAGCATATCGGACGCCGCACGCCGAAAGGACTTATCACCTGCACCGAGTGCGGCCACACGTGGCAGAGCGAAAACGGAGAACTCACGGACAATCTGTTAGGGTGCGAGTGTCCGCACTGCCACACCACGCTGAAAGTGGAAACCACCCTGCGCCGCAAGTTCAACGATTACGAGTATTTGTGCATCGTAACCCGCTGCAAGGGTTTTCAAGTCCTGCGCTTCGTCTATATCGAGTGTTGGGCGAAAGTGGGACAGACGCCCGTTTACACCCATATCGAAGCCGTACAGCGGTGGATTGCCCCCGACGGACGCTCCGCAACCTTCGCACGGCTGCGCCCGATGGGCTTCTTCGTTCACGGGTGGAGTTGGTCGAGCGCATTGGAACTGCGGGCGGAGAACGACGGGAAATACAACATCACGCCCACACGCATCTATCCCCGGCAACGGCTTATCCCCGAACTGCGCCGAAGCGGTTACGGCAAACAACTCCCCGATGTAACCCCTTTCGACCTTATCCACCTGCTGCTCTCGGAGAACAAGGCCGAAACGCTGCTTAAAGCGGGACAAACGGCACTCGTGCGATTTTTCGCCCGTTCCTCCCGCAATATCGCAGACTATTGGCCGGCCATCCGTATCGCCATCCGTAACGGGTACGCTATCGGGAAACCGACGGAATGGTGCGACTACATCGACCTGCTGCGATTTTTCGGGAAAGACCTGCATAACGCCCATTTCGTGTGTCCCGCAGACCTGCCCGCAGCGCATGACCTCTACATGGCTAAAAAACGGCGGCACATGCAAATGGAACGGCGGCAGGAGGAACGGCGCAAAGCGTTGGAACAGGAAGCCTCGTTTGTCAAAGCCAAAGGACGGTTTTTCGGAGTGGAGTTTTCCGACGGGGAAATCCGCATCAAGGTATTGGACAGCGTTGAAGCCATACGGCAGGAGGGCGAGGCCATGCACCACTGCGTGTTTACCAACGAATACTATCTGAAAGCCGACTCGCTCATACTCTCGGCCACAATCGACGGCAAACGTATCGAAACGATAGAGGTGTCCCTAAAACGCATGGAGGTCGTGCAGAGCCGTGGCGTGTGTAACAAGAATACCCCATACCACGGGCAAATACTGAAACTGATGAAGGGGAACATGTCCCTTATACGGAAACGAATGACAGCATAAAAATCGGGGCGGCGAAAGCCGCCCGCAAAAACAAAATAGAATGAACCAAATAGCATATAAATTCGTGTCGTGGGACGTTCCCGCACTCGAAAGCCTTGCAGGCTCAAAAGCGTACATATTACGCAAACGGCTCAATGACGGGGGAACGCTCACCCGTGAGGAGAAAGACTGGATTACCCGTGAGGTAAACCATAACACCTATTTCAAGGACTCCATTCCGCTTTTAGGGTATCGTTTCAACTTTGTCGATGTACTGAAAACATTCGTGGTAAAGCAGTACGGGCATTACACGGAATACAAGGGCGTGGACAAGACGAGCATACGCTCCATGTTGTACGGCAGAGTGGAAAGGATTGTCGAATTATAAAATCGGGGCGGCGAAAGCCGCCCTACAAAAAAAATATAACAATGAAAATCATCTATAAAAGCTACATGGCACGCCCGCTCAAACCCTTCGGGGAGTGGGATTGGGAGTTCGGGAAGCAGTCAAGACGGCCCTTGCGCTCGTCGAGGGGAAAAACGGGTTCAGAACCCATTCCGAGATATGGCGAAGGTGCAACCTCGTCATTACCGTGGGACACAACATCTACACCACGAGTATCGAGATACGACCACCCGAGCAGGACGTGATACGCCGCAGGAGCAACTGGCATAACGGCTACGCCTACTACTGCAACGGCGTGTTCTGGGCGAACATGAGCAGGGTTAAAGTGGAACTTATCTGATTAAAAAATTTCGGGGCGGCAAAAGCCGCCCGTAAAAAGCGAGAATATGAAAACGAATGAAGTAAACAAGGAAATCTCCTATGAAACGCTGCTCGTAACCTTCGGCGAGGGTATCGGGCGGCTCGACACCATGTTCGACGACCCGCAGGTGTGGGGCGTTGCCACGCTGAAGCAGTGGATCGACGGGTATGAAACTACGCGCTTCACCGAAATCGACGACCGAACGGCGGTTATCACATCCGAATACAACATGGACAGCGTGAAGGAATGGCTGCAAAAGAACACACCGATTATCAACCTGGAAAAACGATAAAATCATGCGCAAGTACAAATTATTCATCGGCTACCGGCTGCTGGGAGAGTTTTCCGGTATATGGGAAGCCAAAAATTTCGCCGCTGAAAGCGGCATGAGCGGAATTTTCTCGCTCGTGGGAGAAAATTACCGGGACAGTTGGTACGAACCAAAAAAACAGGACAAGAATGGAAACAAAGATTAAAGACATCACGGGAGCGGAAATAACCGTTACCGACTTAAAAGAGGCGGTACGCCAATGCCGGGAGTGCCTCGCAAGTCCTTACCTGATGCCCTCGGGGCATACCGTGGGGGAAAACCATGCCTACATGTTGCGGCAACTGCTCGCCCTGCAAAGGCGGAAACGGGAACACGGCAGGCAACGGCCGTGAAAATACGACGCGAAAAAAATCGGACGATAACAACCGTCCGATTTTTTTGTTTCCCGTCAATCGACCGCCGTATGGTCGCCCAGCTTCCCGTGCAGTTCACGCCCGATATGTCCGGCAATGCCACGGGGAGAAATTTCAGAGATTGAACCCCACCCGCCATGCGTGTATATGCACGTCTTGAGCGGTTCGGTACGGGAAAGGTAGAACAGATAGCCGTTGCGGAGCAGGATGCCCACGAACACCGAGCCGACCTCGATGTCGGCGATCTCGTCAAAACGTATCTTCCCGTCATTGTATAATACTGCCGTGCCATCCGCATCGGGAATGACGAACAGATCGTCTTCCATAACAATCCCGTGCAACTCGATTAGCGACCCCAGGCATTCACTCGCCGATACCCGGTCGTAATCACCCTTTACCTCATTTGTCGATTTCGTTTCCATATCGCTTTTCTTTAGGTTCAGACAAATACCATACGAAAAAAGCGTGGAAACTGTATATACTAAAACAACAATGATTCTACTTGATGAATTTTGACGATAATACCTGCAAATAACTGATAATAAGGAAAGAAAGTGCAAAAACCAAATCATAAATAGATTTAAACGAATCATAGTTAATTGGGGATATGTGGGAACATTTACGGGAAAGATATTACCTTTGTGGCTGAAATAAAAAACATAGGAACATGAAGATTACCATCATCACAAAGGAATGCAAGACCAAAGACAAAGACGCTCCTGCAAAAGCCAATCTTTGTTTCCGACTCCGAGATAAGGATGTTGACATCAAAGTCCGTTCCGACATTGAGGTTATGCTTGACTATTGGGACAATGATGCACTTTCCTATCGAAGGACAAAGAAATTACCATCTGACGAGCAGAAGAAAGTCAAGGTTTTGGTGCAGACCATTACAACGGCTCTTAGCGAGCAGTATAACTCTGCGACTGCTGATGTTGCATGGATGAAGAATGTTATTGACGAATGTGTCAATCCAACTTCAAAGTCAACAGAGACATTGACTACAGTTGTTTCGAGAATGGAACAATACATTGCGGAACATCACATGAGTCCGAAATCAGCACTCGTTTATAAACCAACGATCAAGAAGCTTCAACGCTATGAAGCCTACAAGAGGGAGATAGAGGGAAAGGAAGGCTTCACGCTCTATTGCGAGACTATCCGTCCCGAAGACTACCTTGATTTTAGAGAGTATGTCATAAACGAATATATTCATTACAATGACTACCCTGAGTTTTACGAACAGTTCAACCTTGGCATGCACCCTCCCAAGCAGATGTCAAGCACACAGATTATAGGTATTATGCATCATCTGCGTATTGTTGGGCATTGGTGCATCAAGATGGGGTTTACAACAAACCGCTCATGCGATGCGTTCACTATTCCTGCAGCAGTGCAAGGCACACCTTTTTATCTGACGATAGAAGAACGTGATAAGGTTTACAATGCAAACCTACACAATAAGCCAGAGTTAGAAGTGTATCGTGACTTGTTCATCTTCCAATCAATGGTGGGTTGTAGAGTCGGAGACCTGTTCTCTTTTACCAAAGACAATATAGTCGGTGACATATTGCAGTATCTTCCACACAAGACCATGCGCAAACGGTCGCAGACCGTGAGCGTCCCGCTTACCACAAAGGCTATGGAAATATTAAAACGTTACGATGGCAAGCAAGAAAAGCTTCTGCCGACAAAGCAAGTGTATCAATACAACGAGGGCATCCGTGCCGTGCTTCGAGAATGTGGCATTAACAGAATGGTTACTATCCTTGACACCGTCACAGGAAAGGAGGTTCAGAAGCCAATATGTGATGTTGCTACAAGCCACATGGCAAGACGCAACTTTATCGGCAACCTATACAAGAAAGTGAAAGACCCCGAGCTTGTGAGTTCCATGACAGGACATGTAAACGGAAGCAGAGCTTTCGCCAGATACAGAGAGATTGATGAGGAAACGAAAGTAAATCTTGTCAACCTCATCAACTAACGTTTATACAATCTACCAGTTATACATCATTATATATAGAGTAGCATGAAAGTAACAGCATTCATCCGAGAAACCTCGGCAAAGAACAACATAACCGACCAGGCGCACGTTTATTTCCGTGTGCGTGACGGCAAGACTGACATCAAGGCTGTCAGCGAGTTATCCATCAATCCTAATCATTGGAGCGCGGAACGGCAGGGTTACAAGACACGTGTGGCTCTTGTAGCGGAGGCAAAGCGCACGGCATTCGACAAAGCCGTACAGGACTTGACGGCGCTTATATCCGCACAATATTATCATGGAGCGGACAGCCGTTGGCTAAAAGGTGTTATTGAGGAGTTTCATCATCCTAACATCAACATCCGCCAAGGCAGAAAAGGTGACGAATACAGCCTTGTGTACCAATGCCAGCAGTATGCCGAGAACCATCCGATGGAAAAGGAATCTATAAGGCACCATGAGCATAACGTACGTAAGTTGCAGCACTTCGAGCGTTTCCAAAGGGAAATTATGCGTAGACGAGGTTACACCATGCGACTTGATGCCATAACAGCCGATGACTTGCGTGAGTTTCATAAATATCTGGTAAACGAGGCTGGATATTATGAGCATTACCCTCAAATCTTCGATGACATAGAGGAGCGTTTCAAACCACGCCAACTAACGGAAAATTCCATCAATACTATATTCAGAAGAATACGCACGGTTGTGAACTGGTGTTTGAAGCATAATATCACGACAAACGACCCTTTCGCCACCTTTGAGATGCCTAAGGTGCTGGACAGCCCTCCATTTTATCTTACACTTGAAGAGCGTGACAAAGTCTACTATGCCGACCTCAGTAACGAAACGCCATCCACACAAGTATATCGTGACATATTCATGTTTCATTGTCTCATCGGCTGCCGTGTGGGAGACCTTGAAAAGATGACACGTGCCAACATCGTTGATGGTGCTGTGGAATACATTGCTGAAAAGACAAAGAACCACAAACCACGCACCATCCGAGTACCGCTCAATGATAAGGCGAAAGCGATTCTCGCTAAATATGCAGACCTTGAAACGAGGCTATTGCCGAAGATAAACCAGAACATATACAACCGTCAGATTAAGAAAATTCTAAAACTGCTCGGCATTGACCGCATGGTGACTGTTATTGACAACAAGACTCGTGAGCCTATACAGAAACCAATCTGTGATATTGCGACAAGCCACACTGCAAGAAAGACGTTCATCGGCAACCTATACAAGAAGGTGAAAGATCCAAATCTTGTTGCATCTCTTTCGGGACACACAGATGGCAGTCGAGCTTTTGCACGTTACAGAGAAATCGACAACGAGATGAAACGCGAGCTGGTGAAATTGATAGACTGACCTATTGCGAGTTTGCCTAAATTGCGTTTCAAAAACGGATATTCAATAAAAACGTTGGCGTTTAGAAGAAAACACTATACCTTTGCAGACAAACAAGAACCAAAAATATAATAAAAAGGTTTCAAAAATATGGCACAGACATCAAGCCAAAGCACTGTAAATAAGATAGAAATGAGGCTTAGAGGGAAAGGACGTGGTTCGATAGTCTTTCAACAAGACTATGCAGACTGCGGAACACCATCAGCCGTGAAGTCAACATTCCATCGAATGTACACCGACGGAATGTTGGTGCGGCTGGCTCATGGTATCTATTATTACCCTAAAGAGGACAAGGAATATGGACTTGGCATTATCTATCCGTCTGTTGAAGACATTGCCCAGGCTATAGCCAAACGAGACAAGGCTAAGATTGTACCTATGGGAGCATATGCCTTGAATCGTCTCGGATTGTCCACACAGATGCCCATGAATGTCGTGTTCCTGACCAACGGCGCACCACGTAGGATAAAGATCGGAAACGGGCGTGGCATCCTGTTCAAGCATTCTTCTTCGGGCAAGAACTTTGCCTATAAATCAGAGCTGATGATGCTTGTTGTAACAGCCATGCGCACCATAGGCGAAGAAAAAATAACCAACGAAGAACGCAACGTGCTTGTCGAGCACGCAAAGAATGTAAACGACAACGATTTCAATCATGATATAAAACTTGCCCCTGCATGGGTGCGCAAAATACTAATTGCACGATGAAATTCATAGACATACCAGAAGATAGACAACGTGAAGCTATCAATACCGTGGCATTGCAGACCGGATTACCGCCGTCAAGTATCGAAAAGGACTGGTGGGTAACGCAGGTGTTGAAAGCCCTTCATACTTTGCCATATGCAGAACATCTTGCTTTCAAAGGAGGTACAAGTCTCAGCAAATGTTGGAACTTGATTGCCAGATTCTCCGAAGACGTGGATATTGCACTCAGCCGAGAATTCCTTGGCTTTAGCGGTGAATTGTCGAAGACTCAAATCAGCGACAGACTGCGTCGCGCTGCCTGTTCTTTCGTAAGAGAGAAGATGCAGCATGATATAAGGAAGGCTTTAGTGGATTTAGGCATACGAACAGATGCTTTTTCTGTGGATGTTATAATCACACCAGTTACGACAACTGACCCCGAGGTGATAACTATAACCTATCATAGTTTATATGAAATTTCACCATATATCAAAAATACGGTAAAGATAGAAATCAGCGGCAGATCGATGATGGAGCCTATTGAGAAAAAAGCAATCAACGCTGCTATTGATGCCCATTTCAGCAAAGCTCCATTTGCAGAAAAGCCATTTGAGGTGAACGCTGTCATCCCCGAGCGTACTTTCCTTGAAAAGGTGTTCTTGTTGCACGAAGAGTTTAGAAAGAACGAGGTCAGAGTGGAGCGTATGTCTCGCCATATATATGATTTGGCAATGATGATGGATTCTGAAAACAAAATTGCTGACCGTGCAATCCACAACGAAGCACTGTATAAGGCGGTACTTGAACATCGCAGAAAGTTCATCGGACTTAAAGGATTCAACTATGATGAGCTTTATCCTGCCACATTATGTATCGTGCCCAACGAGGAAATTGCAAGACTATGGCAAGATGACTACAAGTTCATGTGTGAGCACATGTTTTTCGGGCAGGTGCCTTCTTTTGATGAACTGATAAGCAAGTTGTCAATGCTCAACGAGCAAATTAGACAGTTAAATTACCGAAAGGCATGAACATAAACGAACTCGGCGAGGATCTTGAACAGCAGTTCGGCAAGCCTCGCAACATAACAGAAGAGAACGTTAGGTTCATGCTTTCGCTCATAAAGGAAGAGTATGATGGAACGAAAGTGAACGAGAATGTCGAAAAGCCAAGTCTTGAAGCCTTCGGCATGACCATTCTTGCTGTTATGTCATACCAAACTACACCTTGGGAAGAATTGGCAAAGAAACCTTCAATCCGCAAGACATTAAAATATATTGCCATTAGAGGAAACAGCCATTATGACGAGATAGAGGCATTGACCAAGGAACTGATACGGAAGCACTTTGATGGCATTACCCAAAAGATGGTATTAGGGTTCTTGAAGATTATTCGTGGGGTGTCGAATGAGGAACGTCCGACCAAACTTATTGAATACACTCCATTCGCAGCACAATACTATGCTATCCATCATGGACTTCACCAGCTTATCAGAGGTGAACATCCAGATGATGCAGCCGTCATTATCCATTGTGCAATAGAGGACGGCATATTGTTCCCAACAATTCCTCGCAGTCTGCTTGTCGATGAATTCAACCTGAAGAAAAGTAGTTTTGACAAGTATTTCAGTAAGTATCATATAAACTTGGAATACGAGTCCGATGCTGTCAAGAAACAGGTTGAGGAGAAAATCAAGTATCACAGAAGGTCTTTACGAAATGCCATAGGCTACAATGTCACCGATAAAAGCCATGTACACTTCTACGACCGCAAATTAGGACGCAAGAACTTCCATTCTATGATTATTGCATATTGTCGCAGCATATTTCGTTTCTGACAATCTGCTACCATTTACAATCCTTAGTCAAACGTAAAACAGCATTTGGCTAAGGATTTTTGATATTGTCACGTTAATTCCATTAACAAAGAGTAGTCAATAGTAGTCGCATCCTACTGCCTATTCAAATCTCATCGAGAGCCGTCAAAAGCCATATACCTTTGCACCGTCAATCCGACAAACCAGCGGATTGGCGGTGTTTCTTTTTTATCACGCTGCGAGAAAGAGCATCCTGGTTTACGAGCAAAACAGCGTATGTATAACGAATATTAAAAGAAAAAATATGGTTGACATCATGTCATTGACAAAGATGGGAGGCCTGGTTGCACTAACCGTTACTCCTGAAGACCTTCACCATTTTGCAAATGCTCTCTTGGCGCAGTCACGCAAGGAATGGGAGGAACAAGCTGCGTCTGTTCGCAAGGAAGAATCTGAGGAAACCTTTCTTACAACAGATGACGTTTGTAAAATTTTCAATGTATGTCCTGCTACTCTATGGCAGTGGCATCGCACAGGCTACTTGCAACACATCAAGTTTGGCAACAAGAACATGTACCCTGCCTCGGCAGTCAAAGCCATTACACACGCTCGATCCATGAACGAAACAGTTGTAGGCTATTGCAAACGGAAGAGCAAAGTGGACAAGAACTTGCCTAATGCTTACGACAACGATAGTAAAGAGAGCGTATGACGTATATCGAACACATGAACCAGCTTTGGCGTTCTGCTTTGTTGTCGCCAATGCCAGCGAGTGAGATAGCCATGTTTGCCTACCTTGTGAACGAGAGCAACAAGCGGTATTGGAAAATGCCGTTTGCGTGCTCCACAACAAGAATATGTGAAGACTTGCGCCTTTCAAGGCAAACTGTCATCACGGCACGGAAGCATCTATCCGAGCGCAAACTTATCGCTTTTACAGAAGGCAAATCCCGCCATCTACCGTCCAATTACACACTGCTTGAATGGACAGATAACTTGACAGTAGGCTTGACGGATAACTTGACGCATGGTTTGACACAGGACTTGACACATATTAAAGATAAAGACAAACACCAAAGCAAAGATTCTTTTATAAAGGGAAGGTGTGAGATTTTTGACAGTAAAAACGGAGGTGTATATGGAAATAGCAAACGAAAAGAAAATCGCAGGACTTGTCCAGTTCCTGCGGAAGGGACGGACTATGACGGGGCGTTTTAGACTGCCTATGTTGGAGGAGCAGGCATACGAATATCTTCTGGCTGCATATATCATGGAAGTACAGCTCCGCTATCGCAGGTTTATCTATAATGGTTTTGTTGAAGAGCAACTCAAACAGGTAGCCAATTGCCTGACTGCAAACACTGCAAAGTTCGGAATCGTTCTATGTGGCGGATGCGGCAACGGCAAGACCACTATGCTCAAGGCATTGCAGAACCTTGTCAGACGATTGGAAATCCTCAAACCGAACCTATCGCCTAATGCTGGACATAGTTCTGATAACTACTATAGTTTTACCATTGTCAATGCCATGCAGATTGTGCAAATCCGCAAGACGGACTATAATAAGTTTTGCAAATTGGCGGAAGCTGATATATTAGGTATAGACGATATTGGTACTGAACCTGCTGAAGTGCAGGACTACGGCAATTTCATTTATCCCATCAAGGAACTCTTGGCTATGCGGTATGACGCACAACTGTTCACGGTCTTCACCACAAACCTTGAGCCCAAGGAAATCCGTCAGCGATATGGTGACCGAATTGCCGACCGACTCAACGAGATGATGACAAAGGTGGTCTATCGTAATCCAACCTACCGGACGGAAAACGCACAGATGGCGGATAGTCAAGGATAGAGGCAGTCTTTCGTGAGGGAGCCGACTTTTTGCAAAAGTCCATGAACATAATAGGGACTTTTAGATTCACTTGCTGACGCTGTTCACTTAAAAAGTCTTTCTATTATGCTCAGGCTCCGCCCGAGACCTGTCACCAGTCATACTATAACAATGTTACAAACTCAAACAAGATTCTTATGGAAAGAAACATACCACGTGCCGCCATTCATGTAGGCACAGACAAGAAATCGTTCTCGTCCCAAGTGGGCAACGAGGCGGAGCGCAGAGGTTGGGACGAGAAGCGTTACCAACTCAAAAACGCGGACATAGACAAGAACAACCATTATAACTACTCACGCAAGAGACTCAACTTTGAGATAGTCAAGGGTGGAAAGATTGTGCCTCTTGGTTCCCAGTCTGTACCGTTGCATGAACGCTTGCAGCACAGACTTGATGAACTTGGTTTCAAGCCATATATGGATGCCAAGCGTCCCGACCAAGTTTCAAGGAACAGTCCGAACTGTACAGTCGGTATCATCTTCAGTGGAGACCATGATGTGCTTAACAGGCTTGCCTTTGGTGAACAGAAACTCAACACGTCAGATCCAAATGCTGACCACAGCAATGTGACATTACAAAAAGGCATCTATGACTGGGCATTGGACACCTACCGCTTTGTATGTGAGAAATGGGGAGAAGAGAATGTCATCGGCTTTGATGTGCATTGTGACGAGACAAGCATCCATGCCCATGTGCAGACTATTCCTGTGGAGAAAGTCAAGAAGCGTGGACGCATTGGTAGCAAGTATGTCAACAAGAACAATCCCGACATAGTGCTTTCAACTAAGGAATGGAGAGCATTACCCAAAGATGAGCGAGACAACTACACCAAGCAGACTGCCTCAAAGGATTATGTTGAGTGTGTGTCTTATGCCAAGGTGTGGGGAGAGACGAGAAAAGCAAAGTCGGAATATCTCTCACAACTTCATACAGACTATCACAATGCGGTTGGCTGCAAGTATGGCCTTGCACGTGGCATCCCTTACAATGAATTGTCCGAGGAAGAGAAACGAGGACGAAGGCATAAGAACAAAGTCGTTCTTGAAGCTGAGCGACAAGCGAAAGCTGCTCTTGACAAGGTGGAGAAATACGCTGTTCTTGCCACTGTTGACAAGCAAGAGCTCACCTTCCCTCTTCTCAATATCAAGACACCTGTTCAAGAGGCAATGGATGCCGTTAAGAAAGAACTTGCCATTCCTATTCCTGCACTTATCGGACAAAAGACTTGGCGAGAGGAACGGACAACAAACATCAATGATGCTATCAAGGCTCTTATCGCTGCCATCAACGCTGAACGTGACAAGCAGAATAATGGTATACGAGCATCTGTCAACAAGACTTACACTTACTATATGCAGCAACTCAACAAACTGATTGTAGAGAACAAGGCATTGTGGAATGAAAATGATATGCTAAAGGCCGAAAATACGGAGGTGAAGCAACGCATATCGCAACTTGACGAGAACGCAGTCAGACGAGTAACCGCTCAAAAGGATGCCGTTATTGAAAGTCTCAATACCCAATTAGCTTCAAAAAACGAGGACATTACAAAACTCAAGACTGATTACAATACTCTATGGGAGAAATACAAGATCTTGGTTATTCAATGGAACGACCTGACAAAGCAGCCAGAAATAATTGAAGCTGTTAAACGTGTGAAAGAACGCAAGGAACAAGAAGCGGAGGCAAAACGTGAGGAACAGGCAAGACAAGACAGATTCCAAGATATACTTGACCGATTCATTAGTGAAGGTCATGAACAGCTCAAAGCCTTTTCGCAATCAAGCAGAATAGATTTCGATGAGAAAGAAGCCAAAGCAATCTATTATGGTATTATGGCTACTGCCACAAAATCCAACATTACGATTCGTTCTCCACAAGGATCCAAATTTGCCGTTGAAAGATTTCTCGTGAGCATGGATTGGAATGGTTGTGGCAACTATCGGAGAGAATGTGTCGCACACTGGACAAAAATCTTTGCTACCGATGAGGTTGTTTATACCGAACCCATCATTCAGAACTTCCTTTCGTTCGTTGAACACATGTCGTGCAGCGCAGATACATACGTTTCACTCGGTGGCTCCAATGGTTGTGCTGACCAACTCACTAATTGGGACGGAACACAGAAGTTGGGGGTAGGAGCGCCATCAAAAAAGAAGTCACAAGGTTTATCCAGATAAAGACAATGAGAGGCGATTTATAGTTATCAGCACTACAAATCACCTCAATTTACAGAAATGTGATGCCAGAAGTAAAGATTTCCAATTATTTATTCTTTCATCTGAATAAGATTCTTTATCTTTGTAATTAACAATTGACAATTCTATCAAAAGAAAGTCTATTGGTTTAATCTAACCTCTGAGTAATAACATTGGAAGATAACACCAAACAGCCTTTAACGGCTGACGCTTCATTGTATAATGGGCAGCCTACCGACACAGGCTCATCGTGTCCAAGTGCAAGACTTACCTCTTGTACGCCCTCCATTTCTGATGATGTCAAAGATGGGGTGTCGGTAGAAAATGTGCCTACCCAAAGTACGCAATGGTTTGTTCTTCGTGTATCGTATGGTCGCATTCTCAAGGCTCAGACCTATATTGAAGGCAAAGGCATTGATTGTTATGTGCCTTTGCGATATAAACAAATAACCAAGCATGGCAAGAAACGTATTGTGACAGAACCTTTGCTTCCTTCATTTATCTTTGTTCATGCATCTTGCAGCCAAGTAGAAGCCTTGTGTCGCAATGTCAATGCGTCTGACAGTAGATCACTTCTTCGTTTCTACTACGATCACACATCCTTCCGTGAGGATGCTCCAGACAAGAATCCTCCGCTAATTATTTCTGATTCTGCCATGGATAATTTCCTCCGCTTGACATCGATAAAGAATCCACATGTCATCCCAGTTACTTCTGAAAATATCAAGTATAAGTTGGGGGATGAAGTGGTGATAACTGAAGGTGAATTCAAGGGCATCCATGGAAGGGTGACAAGGATTGCCGGACAACAGAGAGTAGTCGTGGAATTGTTTGATGGTTGTTTGGTGGCAACGGCGTATGTGCCGAAAGCGGCAATCATTATGAAAAACGACACAAAATAAAGGAAATCGCAAAAAAAGTGGCAAAAAATTTGTTTTTCTCGTTTTTCTTTCGTATTATTGCAATTGAATGTCTGTTAATATGCACATCGTGCGAAACTCTGACATCCAAATTTAATTAACGGTTCGGAGAATACCGAGCCAAGTATAAACTTTATTCTATTTAGTTATGAAAGCATTAGCTTTAGAAGTCTTTTCAAAAGACGAAATGGGTTTTATCAATGGTGGCGGTGATGTAACTGGGACTAAAACCATTATCAATGCAGATGGTTCAACAACCATCATTAGAACAACGATTAAGGATGATGGGACTGTCATCATTGACAGAGTAACAATAAATCCTTAAGAGTTTCTGTGTCTGACTATGCTCTTTCGTTCATAGTCAGACATTTTGTTTTTTTATTTACAACTTTATAAATCTACCCGTTGGCGGAATTAATTTAAGTTGATAAATATGAGTAAAAGGTTGTATATGTCGCTGATTTTTTAGTAACTTAGTGGTGATCAAAACATTAAGTTCAAACCATCGTATGTACAACCTTTATACAAAATTCGTCAAAATACTTGAGATATGCAAGCAATTCTCTGAAAATCTCGTCAATGAATCTGGTAATGTTCCACGTCGTGGTTCTGTTCCTAAGTTTTCGGACTTGGAAGTGGTAGCATTGTCCATGACGGCAGAGGCAGAGAGCATTGATAGTGAGAAGTGGTTGTTCGACTATAAATTGCAAGAGTACAAGGACAGCATTCCCAATCTCATATCAAGGAGACAATTCAATGACCGTAGAAAGAAAACAGCTGGCTTGTGTGAGGAACTTCGCAAGAGGATAGCTATGGAAATGGATGGCGGAGAGGAACAGTTCTTTGTTGACTCCAGGCCAATAGAGGTCTGTAGAGCGGCAAGAGGGAAACGTTGCAAGATGGGACGTACTGGCGATTTCTCGCAAGCTCCCGACTTTGGATTCTGTGCTTCGCAGAATACATACTATTTTGGCTATAAGTTACACGCTCTCTGTGGCTTAAGCGGAGTTATCCATTCCTACGATCTGTCAAAGGCAAGTATGGCTGACCTCCGTTATATGAAAGATGTAAAACACACTTATCACGACTGTAGCATCTATGGCGACAAGGGGTATATTGGAGCTGACGTACAGCTTGACCTGTTCGAGACTGCACACATAAAACTGGAGTGTCCATATCGGCACAACCAAAAGGACAGGAAACCGACATTCGTACCGTTGGCAAAGGCGAGAAAGAGAATTGAAACTCTATTCTCACAACTTACAGACCAATTCTTGGTCATCAGGAACTATGCGAAAATAACGAATGGTTTGTTTGCCAGAATCATTGGCAAAATTAGTGCACTCACCATTCTGCAATACGTAAACTTCATTAACAACAGGCCCATTGGCAGAATTAAGTATGCACTAAATTAATTCCGCCAACAGGTTATATCTATAATTTCTTGTGTAATGTTTCGTGTTTTAATTTTAATTTTAATTTCTGTTTTCTGTTTTCAATCTCAAGCAGCAATAGTACCTCAAGATACATTGATGTTATCAGCTACCGTAGTTGATGAGGTACAAGAACCTTTACCCTATGCCACCGTACTATTAATTACAGAAGAAGGAGAAATTTTAAAAAGTACAACAACTGATTCAAAAGGGGTGTTCAATATAAGCAAAGAAGGAACTGATGGTAAATTTATTGCTGTCAGATTTATGGGGTATAAACAAGCACGAGTCTCTATTCCTCTTCCAACTGTTATCCAGTTAGAACCGAATTCCAACACGTTGCAAGAGGTTATAGTTAAAGGAAAAAGAGCAGTCTATAAAGTTACAGAAGGAACATTTGAAATAGACGTCTCAAAATCAGAGTTAAAAAAATTACCCGAAGTTGCAGATGTTCTTGCTTTTCTTCCAGGAATGTTGGCGACCGGTGGAAGAGTTGTACCTATATCAGGAGGCACACCTTTGTATATATTGAATGGAGTAGAACAAAAATCATACGATAGAATCGGTACGCTCCGTCCTGAACAAATAAAAACGGTAAATGTTAATTACTATCCACCAGCTAAATATTCGGCTCAATATGGTTGTATTATTTCTATTACAACAAACCAACAATTAACAGATTACTTTTCTGCTCAGGTGGAACATAATTCTTTGTTCGGACGGCGGTACACAGAAGAGGATGTATTGAGAATTTCTTTATCAAAAAAGAAATGGGATAATTTATTGTCTTATAATTTTTCATACCTCAATGAAGATAACACAGGTACCAATCAATACGATGTATTAAGCCCTAAAGGGAAAACGGAACGGTCTTCCATCTCTTACAATAATGAAATTCTTTCCAAGCCTGCTCACCATATTGTCGAAAGTTTCAGTTACAGACCCAATCAAAAATTTAATATAACATTTCAGGGTGATATAAATATCTCCAATAAGAAAGCGAATACCCAAGGAGATGAGTATAACCATGAATATGGTCTGAATACACTATATTCCAACACCCATCAAGATGAAAGAAGTCGTAATATTTCTGCCAATGCCGATTTGTTGGTAAATTATACAATGACAGATAAGCAACAACTATCTGTTTCTGGCGGTTATTTCTACGCTAAAGCAAAATCAGAGATAGATTTAGTATCAAACAGTAAAAACCGTTCTCGGATAAATGGTAAAAATGACTATAACGCATTTAATACAAAGATAGAGTACGACTACAACTCGAAAAAGGGTTTCTCTCTAAATGTGGGCTTTCAAGGAAATTCTATTCTGAACAAAGGCTATTCAAATTACATTTTTGAGAATACTACGACTCCATTCTATAATATAACGAGTGATCTTCAAGATGATGAACTCAGTTTATTTGCAACTATAAATCAAAAATGGAATAAACTCTTTATCACCGCAGGGGTTAGAGGAAGCATTTTTCATTCTGAATATGAGCAAAATAAAACAAATAGTATTACTGATACATACTTTAAACTCTTTCCTCGTATAACAGCCCAATGGCAGATAAATCCCGATTTGCTATTCATTGGAAGTATTATTACTCAGAATTCACGACCAATGTTTAGGGATATTTCCCCTCTTTTGCATTATATAAATCCTTATTTATATGAAAAAGGTAATTCATCTCTTAAATCTAATGATAGATACATTTATTCCTTATCTATGGTATGGAAGAATAAATTTGTCTTACAGGGAAGATACATACATGACGCTAATGCTGTTTTGTGGAAGTTCACCGAAAATTCTGAATTAAATGGAGCTCTATTGAATTCTCCCGTCAATGTAGATTACAATACATGGTTGTTTAATGCAAGTTATTCAGATAAATTCGGTATATATAGATTTGCTTATAATGCTTCATTTCGTTATATTCCAACAAAAATCAAATACTTAGATACTTATGCACATAGAAATCCAAATATTGCATTTACCTTGGTCAATCAATTTGACATTACTAAGCAAATGATAGCGTCTATAGATTTGTCTTACTCTTCAAAAAATGGTTTCTTGGGAGTATTGGAATCACCTAAGTATGGTTTATCTTTTTGGATACGGCAAAATTTCTTCAAAGATAATCGTTTACAAATTATCTTGAGAGGTAACGATTTATTACACAAATCTATATCAAAAACAAATGTATTCATAGATAATATCAAAGTACAAACAACTCCTGATTTCGATAGTCGCTTTCTTTTACTGACCATTAAATATACATTCAATGGATTTAAGGATACATTTAGAAGATTGAACACCAATGAAAGCAATCAGAAACGATTGAATTTGCAGTGA